CCAAACTTCACTTGAGGCTGCATCTCATTCTGTAATTAGCATACCAAACACCAAAAAATCTAGAAAAAAGCGGTTGGATCACTCAAGCGCTTCCGCCCTACTTTCCTGTTTCAACCCAGGCTCTGACGCGAGGGGTGACAGCGTAGGGACCAAGGTCACTTTCACCTCCACTGGTCCCAATATGGTCGACTATACTACGCAATGCGAGCAGACGTAACCTATCTGCTCTAGCAAAGCCTGACGGTAGAGTTAAATCCTTCACGGCTACAAACTCCGTACCGTCTCCATCGAACTGAAGTACGACCGTACCATCCTTATTCAAGGACAACCACTTGTCTAACACGTCTCGCGACACGTCCGGCATTCGAGTAGCGACGGGAACGTGAGAGAGCTTCACGTCGAGGTTGTAGGGCAACAACCTAGCGTTCATCTCTTTCCACATCGTCTTTCCACGCTCAGCTTCCTCATCTGAACAACGGCAATCGTAGTCGTCGTCAGAATCATCGGTCCGCTGCTTCACCGTGCCTTCAAGAAGACCACGGTGAGCCGATTCAATAGCCGCCATCTTATCAGACAGCTCCTTAATCAAAGCTAATGATTCGGACTCGACGCGCCTTATCTCCTGCTTCGCTGACGTAAGCGTACTTGTAACTGCAGGCAAACAAGTGACCCACAACCGCGCAGTCGTTATGGCGGTGCAGGTCGCGTCTATCGTAAACACTGGATTATCTCCTGTGCACTGAATCACAAAATTGCCTATATTTAAGCTAGCTCCAGCACCACCGGTGCTGGAACCAACTACAGTACAACTTGAATTAGCAGTACACGCTAGAGTCCCAATGCTCGTTCCACTTAGAACACACGATGCCAACATTAATGCGTTCGTGGCACAATTCGGCAAATTTATCCGGTTCGTCCCGGACGTGTATTCTATCAGTAGGTTCTGTTGGAACCCACCGGTCCGTGAGTCAGGGATAATACCACCTGTCCCCAAAATGGTTCCAGTGGCCATCCCCGACACTCCTTGCGCTGTCCCAGCCATAAACATCCCCACGGATTGTATTTGTGGCATATGAAACGCGCAATTGTACGCGAAAGAGAAAGTCCCGATCGGAGTGTTTGCTGCTATCGTACTCGCAGCAATTAACCACAACCGACCTTGATTGAACAATCTCTCATCGTCTCCTAACTGCGTTGTGAAGAAGTCTCCAAAATCGTCAACCTTGCCTATGGGGCAGGACGCTTTATCCCACAACTGGGTTAAAAAGCAACCCCAATGAGCAAGCCCTTTGTTAACATTTGTGGAGTCTCCATCCGTATAATTATTGGTAGGATCTGGGTCCCACCACATTGCGATCTGGCCATTGATCGTCGTATTAGCCGCTGGCTCAAACGAAACGTACGAGTTCAAGAACTCAAAACGCTCGTAGAGGGGAGCAAACTGCTGCAACCTAGTCGTGCTAAACGAATACGGATTAACTGGGATGTTAGCTAGTACAGTTCCAGCAACTGCACCAGAAGAACCAACATCGATGCTCAGGATCTTATCCGTACCGGTCAAAACATCCGTTAGTTTTCCACGAGAGTTCCGCAGACTTCTCATCATGTACTTTCCCACCGGATTCCTGATCGACACACCAGTACCCACAACCGGCTCAGACCTCGCCTTCCTAGGCATAAAGTCGAGCCCGAAGTCTAAGTAACCACCTAGACCCGCTTTCTTCGCTCGTGTACGCCTACGTTTCTTTTTCGGCGCTAGAGCGGCGGCTCCGATAATACCGGAGCCTATCTTCCTTTCTACCTTCTCAAGCGCTCGCCTCCGCGAACGCCGCTTTTTCTTCGCACCCGAGACAAATTTCTTCTGCTTTTGCATCTTCGAAGTGCACCTTTCCACCCTTCCCTTCCCATCCCATCCAGTGAGCTTCGTAATCATGGGCCTTCGGCACCATTGCTCCACCGGTCTGTTGAAGGAAAGTCGGATCCGACTCGAATTGCTTTCTTAGTCTCAAGAGTGCCTGATGATGAAGGCTACTCGTTCCTAGTTCCCAATAAACGAGGGTCGCCAAGGCTAGGTGTTTATTCCAGGCTTCTGCAGGGGTGAGTTCGCGCTCATCCCATCTGCCAGAAGCCAAACACTTCTGCACGTCAAAACCGTGCACCCAGCCATGCTGTGGATGTCTCTTGAAGCGTCCACCCAAGAAAACCATCCCTTCAAGGTCATCTGAGACCTTGGTCGCGTCTGGTTTCAGCGTCATGTTCATGCGCACGTACGCCGCATACAACAGGCGCTCATCTTCCTCGTCGAAATCATCGCACGCTGCGATGATATCATCTCCGTAGATCGCAAAGAACCAATACTTATCTACGTTACGACGTGTGAAGTCGATGCCTCGTCGCAGGCACCACTCCCGGATGAAGGACAAGAAAATGTACATATGACCAATTGTATTATCATGTCCCGTCGTGTCAGAACCACTGTCCATCCCTTCTGGCTTAACCATAGCCTGGCCGTCCCATAGGACTAGCTTAGACCATAGCAAGTTGCCATAATAATACGCCCAAAAAAGGACAGAATCGGTGTTCCCCATCATTGCCATGTACCGCGCAGCGGCGCAAATGGCAGCCATTTGCCTGCCAAATCGCGCATCCCACTGCCGCACATCGGCCATGATTTTCCTCCTAAACTTATCTAACTCCCGCGCCAATTGACTAAAATTACCGGAATACCGGTTAAAACCTATGTAACAACCTGACGTAAACGTTTTAATCTTCATCTTCTCATTGAAATCCTGGACCCACGCTGCCTGCGCGATCCGAAACGGTATATCCTGGAAAATGAACGTTCGGGGTCTCTTCTCCTGAATCTTCTCTGAAGGTAATATTTCAACCTTAGGCCTCACAGCCCACCACATGTCCAAATCGAGGACGTGGGCAAACCATGCTTCGCGAATACTCGCCAACGGAAAGGCGGCCAAATAGTCTCGCGTCGTCGTAAACAACTTAGACATAAAAGGACCGCAAGACGAATTCGGATTCACCTTCACTTCATGTAGGTTCAGAACTCTAGTCTCCTGAGGTAACAACTGTCGTAACAAATCGAAAACCTCCGGCTTGTACCAATCCGCCGCGACTCGTCTCTCACATGCGAAATACCGAATCAACGTGTTATACGCATGTTCAGAACGAGGGATATACAATCCATATTCCGGAACTTCCACACGCTCAAAGTACGGATCTTCCACCGGACTTCTACTTACGCCTCTGGATAGCGTTTGGAATCTAGTTAACGGATAAGGGTTCCAGAGGACAGAGTCTCGCCGGCGCAGGTCTCGAAAAGTATCTTCAGTACCCAATCCTGAATAACCTGAATACCTGTGCCAGCGCCTGTCACGGTCTAGGAGAGGAGGGAGTTCGTCACTCCGGACTACTCTCACCTCCTGTTTACCTATGACCGGTTCAGGCAGCACACCGTAGTGTGCTCTCGCCCACTCTTCCAGTGTGGCGAGCCACCATAGGGGATCAGTCCCCTCTCTCACGCCCCCTTCTCGGGGTACCCAGGGTCTTTCTGGACAACCTGGGATACGGCTGGCTTCTTTCGCCTCTGCCGACGTCTTTTGCGCCGCGGCTGCGTCCCAGAGGAGGGTGGGGATTTGACCCCTCCGTCTTTCGCTTCCCTCTGGGGATGAAGCTGCGCTCTGAGTTTCAAAAACGCACGCTTCTCTTCCGCTGTCAACGCATTCCACTCGATGTTGGGCAGGGTTCCCCCCCGCGCTGCCACGCTTATCACCAACTCGGGAAGCTGGACTGCCTGCCCCGTAGGGCTTGGCTCCTTCTCCTTCAGCTTCTGGTTGGTCGTATTGCGATAGCGCACGAAGGCCTGCCGTACCTGTTTGGCCGCTCGGGCCCATTCCTCCGGCGGGATCGTACCTCCCGCATTCGCTATCTGCTTCCACTCCTCGGGAAGCGCCACCACGTCGGGCTGCAGTATCTTCCTGCGTTCGCCTTCCGACGTTACGGTGGTCGTTGCTTTGACCGCACTGGGGAGGGGTCCTGAGGACCCCGGAAACACAAAAGCTTCCGTCTTCTTCTGCGCTTCTATGCGGATATTACGCGTATTCGGTGAGCTAAAAAACTTCTTTCCGCAATACGGGCAAAATGGTTTTTCCTCGAAATCCTGTGGAACGGGACTCCTTGGACCACACGAGGCACAGTACTTCACCATTACCACGCGCTTCGGCATCTCCGCGCCACAAAGGGCGCAATAATTGCCTGATTGCCCGCTATGCGTACATTCCGACGCTTCTACCGTGATGGGAATAACCTCGCCATGCGTTCCTGTAAAATACACCGTGCGAGGATTGGAGGGTCGAGCTTCCTTATGCTGCCCCCGCCGATTCGTACGCCCGGTATTCTCCTCGGGCTCCTCATACTCATCGTACCAATCGTCATGTCCCCATTCTTGTTCGACGTAACCATAACGATCTGGGCTTCCGGACAAGTCTATCTTGAGATCTGGGTGCTCTTCCGCCCATCTGTCAAGTTCCTCATCCTTCCCATCAAAAATGAAAGATCGATTCTTGTTGAGCACGTCCTTCATGATGTACTCACGCGTTAAATACGGCCGATCGTCATTCTCCATAAATCGCGACGCCACCGCAAGACGGTCGATGATCTCATTTTCCTCTAAACCTTGTCTTGCAAGTTCTTGCATCGTTGCCGCATAAAACCTACGCCGCGCTCCGACCACGTCTCCTTCACGTGACTTCTTCCGGAACACAGGATCAACCTCTCCCGAAAAAAGGTAGGTATCCTCCCAAATAGTTTCCAATGATTCGCGGTCATTCTCCCACCGCTCGTACTCATCTCCTAAATTGGTCTTCGTATCGCGAGCCTGGACAGTGGGGCGAGCTTTCTTCTCCGCACCTTGATGCTTCGCTCGAGCCCTCACATTTCGTCCTCCAGACGCGCGACCCTTTACCTTACCCTTCTTACCTTCTAACTCGATTGCATGTTTCTCCACCTCCAAATAAGGGCAAATCGGGCCTGTCTTAATCCCTATGTCCATTGGCAATGGTTTAGATTTCATCTCTTCCAAGAGTTTATCCAACTCGACGTCACTATGGGCTTCTTGCTCCAAATGCGTCGACATATCTGCTGGCAATGGGACTGGCGGCACCATATCAGTATACGCGCGCCCTTCGCCCCAAAATTTAAATGCTGTCAAGTGCTTCTTAGTAATTAAGATCGCGTGATTATGCGTTTCATCATAAGTGCCGTTATGCGCACCCATAATACCTCTCACGTGTCCTTGTCGCACCTCGCGTACCTGTCCTCCAGACATACCCCGTGTAGTGTCCATAGGGTAAACAATTATGTCGCCTTTTATGACGTAGGGACCATAAGCCACGGCGAATTCACCATTCTCATGGTAACCCGCAACCTGACAAAACCCTATCTTCGCAGGCGTGTCTTCATGACAATCGAAGTCTTCCGCTATCCTGGGCATGTTATCTGGACGCGCGTAAGCGACCCAGTCCCCACATTTTCCAATGGGAACTAGTGCTTTTTCGCCCACGCGCACACGATCCAAGACAGCAGGTACATGCTCTAATGTGATAATGCAATCCATATGCAATGTTCCTGTTGCATGCGAATTACCTTCACCTTCCAACTTAATCAAGCTAGGAGGGCGCTGCATCAAGGGATGTCGACCCCCAACGTACGCCTCTGGCTGGTATTTATTACCCAGCCAAACCTCTTCCTCCTGCGTAAAAGCCTCATACTTGGAATGTTTTTGAGGCACCCCAAGCATGCGCAACGCTTGATTTCCGACCCAATCAAGGGCCCGTACTCCCGTAGGCGAAGCATAACGGTACACCAACTTTTCATGATGGCGTTTTCCGTCATTTGTCGTGATAGTCTTCTGTATGACTCCAGTGGAGCCACGAACACGAACCACAACTACACCTACTATATACGCTAGGAACAAACCAGCTACAACCCAGGCCACCCCGGAATTCAAGCCAGCGAGAACTCCTAACGAACCTAAAAACGGGACAAAATCCCGGAACCTCTGCTCTGCTGTTCTCCTTTCCATTAATTGTCCTATGCTCCAGGTCAACGCCAACACCATTCCCATGGTTGTCCACGTCAAACCACCCATAAAATACCAGGCAAGCGCTAGCCACCAGCATACCATGTACTTAAACCAGTGCTCTACAAAACGAAATAGTATCATACCCAACACGAACGGGATAGGTAAGAACAACGGCAAGATTATGACCCAAGTCCACGGGTCTTCCTTTTCCCGCTGCTGTTCCAACCACATACCTAGAACCGCGTACAACATCACCTGAAGGGGGGTATTCTCCCACACCCACAACCAGGTTGAAACCGTCTCCATATGACTAATCTCGCTCAACCAATCTAATGCTATCACGGTTTCATTCACCAATTTCTCCACGAACCTTCCTAGGACGATGGTTCGGATTCCACTCAAACGACGCAGCACTGAGATTGTATCGGCGACCATTCGCTCCAACGTGTCACTCGATCGCACGCTGCCACGCAAAGCTTTGTCAAATAGGTCTGGCTTCTTCTCAATCTTCAACTCTGCCGGGACTCTTACCTCTGTCGCAGGCGAGATCGGTTCGCCTCCCTTTAATTGCACATAAGCTAATGCCAGCAACGCAACGCTCAAAATGACCACGAGGAGTCGTAAATGGTACAAGCTCGGACGCAAATCCCATCGCCTCCATCGCTCCAAAGCAGTCTTCCAAATCTCATCGATCCAAAACACTCCAGCTAGCCCAAGAGCGCCAGCAAATGCAAAAATGATCCATGGGAACTGATAAACGAACCACGCACATACTAGGGTGACACTTAGCCAACCTGCTAGTTGAGCTGGTAATTGATCCAACTGTCGTGGATCAGTCTCTACAGAAACAGGAGCTTCTTCTTCAGCTTCTTCCTCTTCCTCTACGTCAGTCCTTCCTTCCTTCTCCTTCTCAGGCTCAGACGACGCTGCAGCTTCATCCTCTCTCGGAATTTCTGCAAGCGTTTTTGCACTCATCCTCGCCCACAAGTTCGCGTCAAAGGGATTCCACCTCGTCAAATAGGGCACATACGGTGCAGCAACCGGGTAAGGTCGTTCAACCTCCCCTCTGCCCACCACCTGATCACGTTGCATGTTCATCATGTTCCGAAAAACTATGCGACATATCTTCGTGTCAGCTTCCTCTACGGCTTCCATTAATGCTTTCTGGCTTTCGCGCATCACGTTCTGTCCAGGCGATGCAGGGTAGCAGGACTTAATGCCGCGAACGGCCGCCCGCATCCACCCCATGCACCAATCGCTCTGGACAAGATCGTTCCACAAAGTCTCCACCTCCGTGGTCTCACCAAATTTATCAGCGGCAAACAACTTCGCCATTATAATGCCACCGACGGCTTGCATCACAACGAGAACACGATGCAACGCAAGGGGTGATATGATATGGAACTGCTTTGTCCCTTCCGAGTTGATCGACATAACAGGCATCCACCCTCGCGACCACGCTGCTGTAAACAAAGCGTCCAGCGCGTTTCCCACATCATAGCATAAACCTGTCCAGAATTCCATGCATGCCACATAAGAAATAAGTTCGGCGTAATCGTAACCACGCCTCGCAACATACTTCTCCAGACTCGCATAGACCTGTGCAGGAAACACTCGAATATGAGCTGTGCACCCAGAAGGGAATGCAACGAGCGTTTCAGCTCGTATTGGCACCACCCAAAGCACGTTCTCTTTCGCAGACTTTACCACAACCAGGACTGGCCGCTTATCAACGGCCGCCGCTTGTTTGAGCCCTTCAGCTATCTCCTCAGTTATTGGACTTGCGGTTTCCCACAAGTCCAATGCTGCAACGGAGTCAACTGTGTGCTCTTCGGCTGAATAAGGAAACATATCGTCCTCTTCCGCAAATCCTGGGGGCAAAGGAACCTGTTCAACTTCTTCTTCAGGAACAGGGATGGCTTCTTGCGAAA